AAAATTTTGTTTGTTTTCAGTAACAAATGGAAGTTGTAAAGAGAGGAACGATTTTTTTACACGATTATCGCAATATAAAAAAGTAGATTCTTGCGGAAAGTTTATGAACAATTTAGGGTATAATTGCCCCGGGAATTACGAATCTGAAGAATATTGTGATTTCTTAAGCCAATATAAATTCCTGATTTGTTTTGAAAATATATCGAAACATAATTACTTAACAGAAAAACTAATAAATGCATATCATTGCAATACCATACCTATCTATTGGGGATGTCCTAATGTTTCGGATTATATTAATATGAAATCTATATTATATCTAAAACCGAATTATACCGAATCCGAATTAAATGAACTGATTGAAAAAATAAAAGAACTCGATAATAACAATGATTTATATTTGGAAATGTATAATCAACCATTATTCAATTCAAATACATTGGACGTTTTAGATAAAGATAAAATCCGAGATTCAATAGATAGCATAATCGATCTCGTTTGAAACCCCGCTTAATCAATGTTTGAATAATATAATAAATGGACGATTTCGTGATTTCGAATTTACACGAATCGCGTAACGAATGGTGCGCACGTTTAGTCAGTATTTTCTCGCCCTTGGTTTCCGAGGGCGTCCGCTCGATTTTTAATGAGGCTTGGAAGATGTGTGTGGAAACGGACGAAGTCGGGAAATACTTGATGACGTTTCAGAACCTTTTATCACGCGTACCGAAGTGGAATTCCGTGATCGTCGAGGAGGAACGCAAGCGAATTATTGAACGTAGCGGTTGTAATTATTTAGAGGATTTGATAACCTGTGTGCATATTATTCAACTCAAAGTTTTGACATGCATACGCGTGGGAAGCAAACAAAAGAAGATTGATATTTCGATTCCTAAGCTCGATCACTTCATTCATAAGGTCTATATCCACGTTGCTCGTAAGGTATATATGAATGTTTATTTGTTTGAGAAGAACGTGAGTCCCCTGCAAATCCAGAAAAATAATCGCGAGCTCGAGAGTATCATTCAGGAGTGTATTTTGACTACGATTCGCGAGTCGATTCCGACCGAGGCAATTATTCGTGCTTACATGGACGAGAGCGTGGAACAGGAAGAGGAGGTGTTTATTGAAAACGTCAAGGAGCCAGTTTTGGAACCAGCGAACGGACATTCAATCAGTCAGGCGCCTTCCGATGAATCCAAAAAATCCGAGGAAGAAGAACCCGCACCCGTCGTTCCTTCCGTGAAAAATGTTGACGAAGAACCCGCCGTTACGAGACTGACATTCAACGACGTAGATAGTGTTTTGAATGGATCGGACGATGTGGAAGCCGTAGTAGCACCAAAGACGATTGAACGCTTGGAGGAAATTAGCACATCGCGCGCGATTCAGCGTAAACTGGAAGAGGAAGCCGAAGAAGATGAAGATCGGATTAAGATCCATACCGACGCCTTGGACCTTTCGGCTTTAGATATCTTGGATTTGAACCCTTCCACGCCCGCGAATTCGATAGTTAACGACTTGCCGATCTTGGAATTTGAGGAACTGAACTAGTATATTAATTTAGAGGGAACCCCCGGTCATCAGAATCCGCTTCGCGGATTCCAGACCCCTAACCCCCTCCCGCCCTTCGGGGAATTTTAATTTCTTACCGTTTTCCGTCATAAGATTTCTTGATGAAAACTGTTATAAATTTCCTGGGTTCCCGGTGGATAATGCTGTATTAATTATTTTCATATATTATGTATGAAAATAGCAATAGGATTTTTCGGGATAACACGAAGTTTAAAATATACAATTAAATCCATTAATGAAAGGGTTTTTAATATATTAAAAACAAATAATATTGAATATGAAATATACATACATACATACCATTTAACGAATTATAAAAATATAAGAACGCATGAAATTATAAAAGATTGTGACATCGATAACAGCGAATATAAATTATTAAACGCGAATTATATAGAAATGGACAACCAAGAGGAAATAAAAACTAGAATAAATCTTTTATTATATAGAACGCATAAGGATCCATGGAATACCAATTATAATTCAGTTGATAATTTTATATTAGCGCAGTATTCAAAATTAAGGCTTACTAAAATGATTGAAAAAACCAACACCTATTATGATTATGTATTATTTATGCGCCCTGATTGCCGTTATTTAGATAATTTACCCATTCGGTATCTTCATTTGATAAATAATAATTCTATAATTATACCGAATTTTCACTTATACGGAGTTATACCATTTAACGATCGATTTTGCATATCCAATATGAAGACGTATAAAATATATGGAGAGGTGTTTAATTTATTATTGAATATTAGCAAAAAGAAGCCTTTGCATTCTGAAACGATAATTGGTGAAATAATGAATAACAATAAGTTGAATATAGTAAGAGTGCCCTTTAATTTTACTAGAGTTAGATTTAACGGTGTATGCGTTGATAATTTTTGTAACGAAGAACGGTTGAAAAGGATGGGGGTAATGTTTCCCTTAAATCTCTAGAGGAAACGTTCAAGGGTATATAATATGGCGATTCTGAGATGCGCGTCCAAAATAATAAGAAATTGTTTTATTATTTTGTATATGGATAAAGCATTTGTTCTGGCGATTATTATTACGCTACTGTTTTGCGCCACGAAATACGTAGAACAACGTTTTCTAGGTCAGGAGGTTAAGCCTCTCAAAGAAGTTGTGCGCGATGCTTTAGTCGTATTGGTATGTTCGATTACCGGCGCTTTCGGATTCTTCCATTTCCAAGGCACATTGATCGATTTCTTCAATGCAGTTACCGAGACCAAGGCGTTGAACCCGGTTGCTACGGAGATTTTCACCGACGTACCTGCATTCTAGTGGTTATATATTATTTGGTTGCATAACAAGGAATGGCGTCAATATCAATATTGATAGAATCTTCTGTGGATTCTACCAAAAACTGCGCGAAGAATGGAAACTCGAGCTGCGCTTCCGGTGTATGCGCGTGAACAGTGCGCGCAATCATTTTATATAACTTGAAATTTGGATAACGCTCTTCGCCGTTCTTCTTATAAAGGACGTTTTTACCGTTATCATCGGAACACCATCTATTGATGGTTTGTTGTAGCCCGTCCATCTTGGAAACGGGTGTGCATTCATCCATCAAAAAATCGAAGATCGACGATCCGAGTCGGCATAAATCGAAGCTCATATTGGGTTCTAATCGGGGCTTTTTTTTATTTAAAAACGGCTCGCAGTTATATTGTGTAGCCGCATCGCCACCGGGCGCGAAACTATCACTACAGAAGATCTTATCTTGGAATTTATAGATGGCGCGTCCGAAATCGATGAGTTTGAATATTCTACCGTAGGTAGGGACCTTATAGACTTTGTTCTCGAATTTATAAGTCAGATGCTCCAACTGCGTATTCACATACATAATATTATTCGTGTGCAAATCATTATGCGTGAATCGGAATGCTTTTTGTAGTGTCAAAAGAGTCATGATGACTTGGAAAAGCGCGGCAGCGCCGGATTGTTCGTCGATTTTGTCTTTCACAAAGAGTTCGTCCAAGGTTCCGTCGCATTTTTCCAAGCATATGAGCTGGACGGGGAAGTCTTTGATGTATCCATAGACCTCTCGTTCATCTTCGCATTCGGATTCCATGTCTTCCGTTCTTGAATTGGTGTCTGCCTCAGTTTCCCAGGATCCTTCGGATCTAGAATCGTAGTTATCATCGTCTTCGTCGTCGTCCTCGGAACTATAATTCAGTTGGCTATCCGATGTATCGGACGAATTCGATGAAACGGATGTGGATTTCTCGGCTTTTTCATAGACTATTTCTTGGTCATCTTCCAAGATGGAAGGGTTAGAATATACGTCAATTGGATCTAAAACAGTGACCGATATTTCACTATTATTATGACGCGTTTCTCCAAGATGTAAACGGTTTTTGTTTCCACGCGATCCCGTTATCCCATATATGTCGTTATTGATATCATCGTCTTCCACGGAAAACATTACACCCACGTTGTTATTGAAAAACTCGGATCCACGCAAATACTCCAAATCGTCTGTTACACATACCCTGAAACTATCTTGGACACCCAAATAGGATCCATAGAAGTCCACGCCGTTCAAAAATCCGTGATTATGTAGTAACCCGCTCGTCAAATAACTGAAAAACCCGTCAATATAAGACGTATTTTGATGGGATAGGATCTTGGAACAAACGGTCTCTTCGGTGCTATTTATCGATGGCATGGCGCGAATACACGGATCTTTAACGTCGTACTTTCCGATCATATACCGGATCGGATCCAAGAGTGGAGAGAATTTAATAAACACGGGTTTTTCCAAGACACTGTCATTGCGAATATCATAAATAAGGTTCATGTCACACATATGATAGACGTGATTTAGACCGATGACTTCGGCGTTTTTTTCGTTCATTTCGAAGAACTGGGAATAAATAGGATTATAGAGCTGCAGATCGCGGATTGAAAACGGATTTCTGGCGTCTTGTTTGAAAGCCGTTCCGAGATTGTCTAAATCGATAAACCTAGGCTTTTGGCTGTCTTGCTCGTCTGGTCGGGAGTACTTACAATAATGTATTTTCATAGGCTTATCTGTCATATCCTAAATATAAGGTATTCAAGAATAAAAACAACGGGGTTTTACGAACCACGTTTACTTGATCACTTTATTATCGTATTCTATAGTATTCTAAATGTCGCTAGAACTAAAAAAATTCGATATGCGCTGGATCACCTTTCGTCCCGACGAAAACAAGGGTCCCGTGATTGTTATGATCGGACGTCGTGATACTGGTAAGTCTTATTTAGTAAGAGATTTGTTGTATCATCACCAAGATATTCCTATCGGAACTGTGATTTCGGGAACTGAAGCCGGTAACGGTTTCTATGCGAGTCATGTTCCGAAGCTATTTATTCACGAAGAATACAATACGGTTTTGATCGAGAACGTACTGCGCAGGCAGCGCGCGGTCTTGAAGCAGATGAATAAAGAGATGGAGCAATATCGTCGCACTACCATCGATCCTCGGACTTTTGTGATTTTAGATGATTGCTTGTATGATAACACTTGGGCTCGCGATAAGATGATGCGGCTCCTCTTCATGAATGGACGTCATTGGAAGGTCATGCTGATCATCACTATGCAATATCCCTTAGGTATCCCACCCAATCTACGCACTAACATCGATTATGTTTTCATTCTTCGCGAGCCATACTTCGCCAATCGAAAGCGCATCTGGGAGAACTATGCGTCCATGTTCCCAACTCTCGAGTCATTTTGCTCTGTCATGGATCAAACTACCGAAAATTTCGAATGTCTGGTCATAAATAACAACGCGAAATCGAATAAACTGAACGATCAGATCTTCTGGTATAAGGCAGAACCGCGACCCGATTTCAAGTTGGG